TACTGGGTCTTCGCCTTGGCCAGACAGCAAGCCTACGCCCGTTTCGCAATCAATTTGCAAAGAGTGGTGCATGGTACGCTTAAGCGAGTTTTTGCCGGTGGGGATTGCCCGCCAGCTTCTAACCCACTTTTGCGGGCTTCCATTGTCTGCATAGGTAGTTGTGTCAAGGGCGTAGATGTTCCCGTTCTCGAAATCACCCACAACAATCTCGCCGCCAAAATTCATCTGGCAGTTTGACCTGTGCCGAACAAGAAGCCCATCGGTCAGCCCTGCACGCTCTGTCCACTCATTTGTGGCGGCATCAAAGGCCCACGTTTTGCTGTCTGTGGGGAAGGTCAGCACATAGAATGAGTGCCCTTCTTGCTGGTAGGTGTAGGCAATGGCATCAGACAGGCTAGAGTAGCCATTCAGGGCCGACTCAATAGCATGGTTTGAAATACGTTGGGGGGTGTATCCGTTTGCCCTGTAGACAATGCCGTTGCCCCTTGCATCAGAGCTGAGCCAAAAAACAGAGTTGTCCATTTTTGCTACTGAATGCGTGGCGATACACCCGGCCTCTATAAATGCCCCTTGTATTCTGGCAAGGGGGAAATCTGCCCCGCCGGCGTTATACCAAACCTCGATAGAGTCACTACCAAACAGCCAAGCCTCTCTGTGGTCGATAATCAGCGAAACAAGGTTATCAGGTGCACCTTCTGCGCTGGCAAACTCAAGCGCATCTATGCTGGTTCCGTCAAGCAGAGCCGTAACCCATATTTTCTGTGTGTCGGGTTGAATGAAAACGAAATATCCATCCAGATAGCCAACCTTTGGTGCGCCGGGGAAGTCTGGATCGGTTATCGCTCCAAATACTCCGGTAGTTGCGTTGTAGATGTACCCGCCTGGGTTACAGGCGATAAAAAGTTGCGTCCCATTATCTGCCATGGAAACAGGCCCGGACCCGGAGACAGTTCCAAGTTCTGTCACCGCCCATGAGGCGGAAACTGAGTATAGTTTTTGCCCGGAAACAACGTAACCCTTTGTGCCGTTTATTCTGTGCGCCCCCCTGATCGGCCCTGTCCCTGCTGTGGCAAGGAGCCGCAACCCAGGCGCACGGGTCAGGAAGCCAAGCTCTTTCCCGCCCTCTGGCACGGCCTCTGGGTACAAATTGATCATCCTGTTATCTGCGGCGTTGACGCTACGTGCTGCGTATGATCCGCCGAGAATTGGAGTGCGCATTTAAATATCGCCGGTGTAGATATTAAACCGCTGTTTTCCCATCAAAAACGCGGGCAAACTCATAACGTCCTTTGGTGCATTCTGCCGCTTCAAATTGCGCTTCGACACCATTGCAAGCCTCTGAACAGACGCGGGAGGCTCTACCCCAAACTCTGCTGCAATTTCACATGCCAAGTTGAACTTGAACGCCCTTTTGTAGCCGGGGGGGAAACTCAGGGTGGTTGTCAATGTCGCAGGCTGCGAAAGCTCGTCAACCGACACAATGTGGAATTCAAGGGAGCTGGTCGGCACAGGATAAACGGTCATGGTTGCGTCTGGCATGTCCATGTTGATCCATAAAACCTGCGGGTCCGTGCTGGTCGCGGTCTTTACCGCAATACCATTGTATTGCTGCTGGTTGATGATGCTAATCCCGGAGGAAACCCCGGCAGAGTCATTAAAGTATGTCGAGTCATCCAGAGATATTGGCCTAACCCCCATAAAGTCACCAGACGGGCCGATGGTGCGAGTCGCCGTGTTTGCTGGCCACGTAAAAACCTGATCTTGTGTGGCGTAAATACTCAGCCGCTCAGTAGACCACGAATCCAGCATCTGGTTGAATGCGTCCAGTGCGTCGTTCAAGGTGGCCGCTGTGGCTGTCTCCCCCTCGGCAAGCTGGCCGATGAGGCGAAGGGCGGAGGTGATCTGGTCTTTTGCCGTGGTCATGTTCAAGCCCTACGGTTATATTGGCGCTTTTTGGCTGGTTTGTCCTGGACAACCGGCCCTTCTTTGACCTCTTCAACAGGTTTTTCTTCCTGCGGCCCCGCTGGTTGCTCAAGTACTGTTGGGTCGAACCGTTTCCAGCCCTTGCTTTCATCCCAGGCCGCTTCTTGCTCAGAAATAGCAACCTTCCCGCCATGTTCCGCGTGTTTCAGGTAAATTACTGACATGCCTCCTCCTTATGAACAAAAGGGGGATTGCTCCCCCTCTATTATTCCTCTTCTGGCTTGTTTAGAGTGTCCAGCAGTACATCAAGCAAGGCAAGTGCCCCCTCTGCTTGACGCAAGACTGAATATGCCTGATCCTTTCTTGCCAGAATTTCAGCCCTTTGTTTTTCTAATTGCTCAAAAGTAATCTTCATACAATCAAGCCAAGGAAGTAGTGTCGCACAGGGGGATATACCAAGTGGTTCCACCAATCCTCACCTTAAGTCTCGCTTGGGCCGTTGCCACCTGTTCACTCACTTGGTCATACAGCCCGCCAGAGGTGTCTACAACCCCACCACCAAGCTCAAAGAAATACCCATTGGTGTTGAAAGTTGCCGAATCATCCGTCACATTCCCGTACAGGAAAGAGGTTGCAGTACCGACCGCCGCCCCCGACCCAAGGGTAATCTCAGACTCAATCGGGGCGTAAGTTCCGCCCGTAGTGCCTGCGGACATTACTAATTCCCCGACAACGGCGGAGCCGAGACCAGAGGTGCTACCGTTGGCCCCATAGGTGACTATCCCTTTGAGGGCATTTGACCAACCGCCCAAGGCCACATCGGTATCAAGTGAAAACTTGACCCGCCCGCCTGTTGCCCCTGCCCCCGTTAAGGTAGTTCCCAAAGTAAACGGCTCGACATTGCCGACCGTTGCGCTTGATACCGTCCATGCAAGCATTTTGTTTGCATCGGTGGTTAAGGTTTTTGACGCCTGCGCTGTACCAGGGGTAATACCGTCAACATAGCCAAGCTCCGTGCCGCTCAAAGTGCTCCCGCCCACAACGGCGGTCGTGCTCGTCATGGTGGTAAAAGTTGCTGCTGCCGGGGTTGATGCTCCAATCACAGAATTTTCGATGGTAGACCCATCCAGATTCTGGTCTCGGAATGCAACCCCTATTGATTTTGTGTCGCCCATAATCTTGTTCCTTTGGTAAGCCCCCTTTCGGGGGCGGATTGTTTAGCTTGCCCGGTACATGGTCCATGCGCCCGTGCCGGTCTTTCTGGCGCGAAACACGCCGGAAGAACCAGCCGAGGTGGTAATGGGCAGCGTTACCATGCCGGAGAGCGTCCAACCAGTGCCGACAACCATAGTGATAATGCCGCTGGAAGTACCCAGGTTGATTACGTGCAGGTCAAAGGTGCTACCAACCTTGGCGTTCACCAGAACGGCCTCTGTGTCCGCTACAGTAGGCAAGGTGTAACTTGCAGCCGAGGTGCTGGGGTCGCCAACCAACACACCGCCAAGAATCTGGGCCGTGGTCAGAGTTGCCGTCGATGTTGCGGTTTGGGGCGCGGGCATAACCCCAATTTTCAGTTCATTTAAGTTGCCGTCGCCGATCTGCTGGCCACCGCCTACGCTAGGAATTGCCATGATATAACTCCTTGTCCAAATTTTAGTGATTAGCCCCAGATACGACAGGCAAACTCAGGCCGGATAACTTCGGACCCGTACAGGACATCAATACGGCAAGGCAGCCGGTCGTTATTGATGTCATACTGCCGCACGATACGCAGGGAAATGCCGTTATGCACCTGCCGGGAGGCCATATCAACGCCATTGGGCATCAACAGGTCGGCGGTTGCCAGGGTGATAGCGTTCTTGTGGTAAACAAGGTTCTGCGGGTACACGCCGGAGCTGGAACCCATGAAGGTGATAACGTCACTGGCAGTCGGGAAGCGGTTGACGGTAGCAAGGGCCTGATCGCTCATGTAGATCGAGGGAGAGATAGCTAGGGTGCCGGTGGTGGTGCTGGAAATATCCAGGTCAGCCGTTACGACAAACTGCTGCAAGCTGCCGGTGCTCTCTCTGGTCTGCGGGTTCACCCCGTAGACGTTTGCAATGGTGAACACATCGCCTTGCTTGAAGGTCGGGCTGCCATTGGTGAAGGAAATTGCCAAAGTCGTTGCGCCGTTTACAGAGGTGGTCGCAACAATCGGTGAAGTTGGGCTGGTCCCACGGGTCAGGCTGGAAATGTTCTGGCTCATGTTGACCTCAGAGAAACCAAGAACACCCTCGCCCATCATGCCGCTCTTGAACTGTGCGGAAATGGTGCCAGTGGGGTTGAAAAAGCCCTTCATGCCCTCGACCAACTGCGCGTTGGCTGCCGGGTTTACGGTGGCGTATCGGGGAGACATGGGGGCGGCCATTTCGTTGAGCTTCTGCTGTGCCTGCAACAGCACAAGAGAAGTCGCCGGAGTGGTGCCGGGGGTGCCAACAGAGTTGTAAATCTGCTTGAACGCACGGGCGCAAACATCGTTGTCCACGC